TGAACTCTAAACTATTACCATGGTCTCCAAACTTTTTAAAGTATGTGCAAAGAGCAATGGTAGCAGGTGATCAAATGTTTTTTCATTCTGCTAAAGAAATGCAATCAAGAGCATTAGCAAACAGACTGAAAAAAGGAAAAGATGTAACACCAGAAGATATTAAAAGAGCAGAATCAATTTTAAATCCTTCTAAAGAGGCTCAAGAAAAGGCTAAAGCAGAAGCAAGAGATGATGGATATAAAGACGGAACAACTCAGTTCAAGATTCGAGTTCATGAAATAATGGAGGGTAATAGAGACATGACCATTCAAGGAACGTCTGAAGAGTTTGCTGCAAAAACAACATTTAATTATGAGCCAGAAGGTGCACTAAGTTATTTATATAACTTTATCGTACAGTCTAGACAGATGAAAGGTGTTGGGCCAATTATGACAACCTTTATTCCATTTGCAAGAGTATTAACAAATGTGTTTAATAGGTTCTTACATTATACACCTGTAGGATATGTTACAGCAGCAAGAGGTAAAGTAAGGGTTGCAAGTGGGAAAACAAGAATACTTTCTAAAGAAGAGAAAGCAGATCTTTATATCAAGGCAACTATTGGGTTAAGTACATTAACAGGTCTGGTAGGATATCTAATGTCTCACGCAGATGATGATGATAGTGTATTAAAAATCTCAGCAGCAGGGCCTAAAGACTTTAATAAAAAGTATGAATTACAAAAAGCAGGATGGAAACCTTTTACGGTTACTGTTGGTGATTTAAGTTTTTCGTATGCTGATCATCCTTTGTATTTTATTTTAGCAGCAGCAGGAACATTATATGAAAGTGATAAGTATGGAAACTCTATTGAAGGAGAAGGTGCAGCAGATTTATTTAGTTATGTAGCACTAACAACAAGTATGAGTATGTTGCAACAGTCTTGGTTACAAGGTTTATCAGATCTTGGTAGAATATTAAATTCTAACGATCCTGCTAAGGCAGTAGCAAATAAGGTGTTTGGTGTAGCAAGTTCAATTGCCTTGCCTAATTTCCATAAACAATTAGTAAGACAGTCTATGGAAATAATGGGTGATCCAATAAAAGCAAGAAGAACAGGTACACTAACTGGAGCACTTGATCAATTGTATAGAGATATTCCACTTGCAAATTCTGGTCTTTATGACATGGTAGATAATTACGGAGATCCTGTTATACCACACCAAGGTCAAAAATTTATGCCATTAGATATAAAACTAGGAGACAACGGTGATCCTTTAACAAAACATCTTGTAGGTGAAGGAGTCTTTGTAGGTAGTGCAAGTAATAGAAAAATTGAAGACTTCGATTTAGGAGAGTCAAGATATCTGGATGGAGATGAGTATCAAGTTTACAAAATGGAATCTGCTAAAGAGGTAGGTAAAGTTTTAAGAGAGAACAGAGATTACTTATATGGCTTAAAAGGTGAAGAACTAGGTGAAGCAGTAAGGGCATTAAAAATAGAGGCTAGAAACACAGCACTTTATGAATTATTTTATTACGGTAAATACAAAAAACTAACCAAGAAAAAGCGATAGATGAGACAAATTAAAGAAATAATTGTGCATTGCACAGCGACACAAGAAGGTAAGCCGATATCAGTTAGCACCATTGATAAATGGCATAAGAAAAGAGGTTGGTCAGGAATTGGGTATCATTATGTTGTGCAATTAGATGGTACAATAAATCAGGGGCGACCAATTGAAAAGCAAGGTGCTCATGTCAAGAATAAAAATAAAAGTAGTATCGGTATTACATATGTAGGAGGAGTAGAATCTGAAAGAGGTGAAGACGGTAAATGGATTGCAAAAGATACAAGGACGGATGCACAAAAAGATAGTTTAGAATACCTAATTGGTTATCTTTGTGCTAGTTATCCAGGTGCTGAGGTTTATGGTCATAGAGATTTCTCAACCAAGGCTTGTCCTTGCTTCGATGCTAAAATAGAATATAAACCTATAGCAGATAAATATGGAAGATAATAGTGGTTATGTAGTTGCTATTTCAGAACGGTTTAGAATCGGCCCTATGTTGGGGTGGGCATTCTATCAACCAGACGAAATAGATAATAGTTATGAGTTAAATATTTATTTAATATTTATAATGATTCACATTAAATGGTGGGAAGGTAATGAGTGATACAAGCAGCAATAGTGGGCCACAATTAAATGCCTTACGCAGTAATTATAATAAATTAGTTTCTAAAAAACTTTACTTATCTAAAAGTAAAAAAGTACAATGGGAATCTAAAAGAAGATTTGGTAATATCTAATCCAATGTCTAAGGAGGATGTAAACATAAATAAGTTTTTAGCAAACAATTGGTCAATTGTGGTCGGTTTGTTGGCTGCTATATTTACAGCAGGAACTATTTTTGCTCAGTTTACTGCTTTAAAAGTGGAGTTAACAACTGTACATGAGAGGTTAGACAAGAAAATTAAAGTCATTAACGGATTAGAAGACAGGATAGTTGGTATCGAAAAAGAATTGCAATACGAAAAAGGATACCTAGAAGGTAAAAAAAAATAAAAAGTCATGAGCAAACCAAAGAAAAAATTTAAAGATACTAAAGTAGGTAAATTCTTGCTTGGTAGTGGATCTAAAATCGTAGATGTAGTTGGAGATCTATTGCCTAATTCTGGTGTTCTTGGGATAGTTAAAAATTTAATAGAAAAGGAAGATCCAAAACTACTTCCTCCAGAAGATAAAGAAAAGGCTTTAAAACTCTTAGAACTAGATCAAATCGAATTACAAGAGGTGAGTAAGCGTTGGGACTCAGACATGAAAAGTGATTCATGGCTCTCGAAAAATACGAGACCTCTAACATTAATATATTTAACTGTAGTTACGTCTCTTTACATCACATTAGATGCATTAGACATAGCGTTTGATATTGACGAAAGTTGGGTAGAACTTTTAAAAACCCTCTTAGTTACGATATACGTTGCATATTTCGGATCAAGAGGATTTGAAAAATATTCATCAATAAAGAAAAACTAAATACCTAATGTGTTGTATATCCTAGGACTTTTTGTAGACCTTTTATAGATAATATACCCATCATCCTTTAATAGTTTAATTGCTTCAGTTTTTCTTTGCTCTTGTATTCTATGGTGATTAAAAGTTTCACTCTCAATTGCGTTTGGTTTAGTATTCATGGTTTATGTGTGATTTGAAAACCATCCAGAATGATCTCTGAAAGGTTTGTTTCTATTTTGTTCTTCTATTTCTGGTTGCTGTTCATTTTTTAAAGCAATCAACAAAAGGATAAGGTATCCTGTAAGATCTTTTACTGTGTCCTCAGTCTTATCGTAAATCCCTTTTTGTTTTATTCTAGATAACTTATCATCTATCCTAGCACATAGTGATACTACTGCGTTCCCCTCACTAAAAACATTAATAGGTGACGTTGCACTATCACCGTAATCAGTGTTTTTAGAGATGAGAAGGCTGATGATTTCAGCACCAACCCTCTCAATTTTTTCTCTAGTATCCATATTAGAATGGTAAGTCTGTGCCTTCTTCCTGGTTCACAAACTGATCAACTTTTTTAGCGTGTGCTTTTGCTGAGTTACCAGATGGAATATTACCATCAGCGTAAGTCACTTTCCAAGCGTTAGCGTTTGCAGTTCTTAACTCTCCATTTCGATCTGAATAACTTCTTAGGTTAACAGATACTTTTACCTCGTCCTCTACCTTGTAGGCATTAAACAAGTTTGCTTTAGCACCAATTGCTTCAATAGGATAGTCTACTGGGTATTCTCCTCCTAGTGTAAGTGTTAGTGTTCTTTTTTCCAAATCTCCGTTTTTTGTTTGGATCGTTAACGCATCAGAGATTGCTTTGATACGTCCTTGTAGTTCAATTGAATTACTCATTTTTAATTATTTAAAAGTGTTATATATATTCAGAGACCTTACAGCCTCTCGCCTTGAGATATTCAAGGACTTCTTCTGTTATACAGTTTACATAATTTATCTTATCTGAAAGTTCTTTATTTAATGCTTTCAGTTTTCTTTTTTCTTTTACAGTATTGTCTTTGTGCACAATGTTGACATGATCTGTATTATGCTTCAGTAGTAATCTATCTACCTCTGGTATTCTTATCTTGTAGTTTACCATACTTATACATTAAGGTGTATTAATAATTTGATTTTTTATAAGCATCTCTATTAACTCCATCATATCTTCTTTATACAATATACAATACTCTTTACCACCTGGTGCTTTATGAAACACAATAGGAACATCTGTGGGTTTGACTACCATGTCTGCTAATACTTTTTTGTATTGGGGATTTCTCTTGTAGCACTTTGCCTGTACTGCAAAATCTCCTGTATTCATTAAATCAATTCCCTGGTCATCTAACATTTTAGATCCATACCTTGAGGTTACACAATCTGTAAAGCCTAGTTTTTTAAAATCTTTTACTAGTTGTCTCTCATAATTGTGTCCTTTATTCCTATTTGTGTTTGCCATATTATAGTTTAAAATCTTTATTTACATAAATGCTGTTTGCATTTACCATACTTTTTATTCCAGAATATTCCACAGTTTTATGAAAGCCTTTATATAGTAAATAATAGTCATGTCCCATTCCATTTGGTCTTATGTAATACTTTTCAATTCCTGGAACTATTTCATTTAGTTCTGCTAATCTTACTAAGTCTTCACCTTTCTCGTATGGCTTTGATTTTCCTATTTTACCTCCCCATTTATTGGTTTCCCATTCGGTTCTATGTAATATTTGTAATTTATTGTCCATTGAATTTTGAATATTGTCCATCATGAGTAGTGTCTTCGTACTCATTATAGCAAGTTGTATCAAGGTTATATTTAAATTCTTGCATACCAGTTTTACCAGTAAACCTCCATCTTACTTTCCATACATGAACCTCAACTAATTCTCTTTCAAAGTCTCTATAAACTGTAATTCCGTTATCTACTTTATTGAAGAAGTGTGAAGATCCACTTACGCTGTAACCTGAAGCGACCTCCACCTTCCCATTTTCTTTCTTTAACTTTTGTGGGTGTGCAACTAATATTACTCCACAATCATAAGCCTCTTTAAATATTTTTATTTTAGATAGTTGTAGTCCAGTATACTGGTGCTCATTCATTCCTCTTTCTATCTTGTGCTCAACAAATGCCCAGTTGTCAATTATTAAACAGTTTATACCCATTTTTTTAACTAACTCTTTTCCTTTATTCAATATACCTTCAACAGTAAGATCGTTGTCTTTTAAATTAATAAAGTAAAAGTGATTATTCACGAAATCAATTGCAGGATCTAATTCTTCTGGTTGTAGGCTGTCTACCCCACCTCTTCCAAACTTTTTACCAGAAAATTTTTCTATTAGTTCAGCAACATGAACTTTAATTGGTTGTTTCTCTGCTGAAAATATACCAAATTTCCATCCATGTTTCTTTGCTAACTCAACAATTACTTGATCAACAAAAGAAGATTTACCATGTCCTGGAACTCCAGTTACTAAAGTAAACTCACTAGGTCTCCAAGACATTAATTTATCAAACTCTCTAT